CATCCGAGAAATGAGGCGGTGCTGGTGATGCGCAAGGAAGGGCTAGCGTACTGGAAGAGGATATCGGGGTATCACCGTCGTTCGCAGGCAGAGACAGCGATGTTCCGGTTCAAACAGTTAATGGCAGGCCAAATCACCCTGCGAAAATACAATGGTCAAGTGGGAGAAGTGATGGCGTATGTGAGCGCGATAAACAAACTGAACACCCTTGGTCTGCCTGTCAGAAAGCCCCGAGTGTAACGGTCACTTGGGGCTGGGGAAATCATGATTTGCTGGCTGATTTGGGCAACAACGCCGGGCATTGCACAAATGGGAATATCGTTGGGTCATGGTGATCGACTTATGGCCTAACACCTCTGCGATCTCCAGAATACTGGCACCATTCATCGCCAACAGGCTGGCACAGGTATGCCGAAGATCATGAAAATGGAAATCAGAGAGCAACGCAGCTTTCTTGGCTACCTGCCAATGGTAATCAAACTCGGTAAACGGTCGATTGAGGCCAGAGGGATGAGGGAAGATAAAGCTGGCACCAATCTCGCGAAACCTGGAGAGCTCAGTCAGCAATTCCTCAGTCAGCGACAGAACCCTCTGACTACCATTTTTGGTCACCGCCAAATGAGCTGTTCGCGTGTTGAAGTTGATGTCTGACCATTTGAGGCCTATCAGCTCGCCCCTCCGCGCTCCTGTGGTCAACGCCATATGAACCAGCATATGAAGCCGCCCCCACTTGCTCGACTTGGTGGCCTTCATCAATCGAGCCAATTCATCTTCAGACAAGAAGCGCGTGCGGGCATTGTCTTCCCGCTTCTGTTTCACTTCCAGGCAAGGGTTCACTTTGAGGTCATAGCGATCGCACATGTAGGCAAAAACCGCCGACAACGCCGCTTTGTACCGATTAAGAGTCGCAGGTGCTTTCCCTTCCGCCTCCAGAATCGAGATGGCGTTCTTGATCCGCTGGCGGTGGACCTTGTTCAATGTCTTGTCGCCTATATGCTCAGCCCACCAGCTCAGACGCTGGGGCACAGACTTGTCTCGTCCCTTGTGCTGTTCAAGGTACTCATGGATAGCTTGTTGAATAGTGGTACTGGTGAGGGTGACGTTGGTTAAGGCATCTGCCAACTCGTCAGATACAGTGATCTGAGCTAGGAACTGCTCTGCGTCTTTTTTGCGGGTAAAAACTTTGGATACGCGGTTGCCGTTACGCATGAACTGAACGCGATAGGACTTGCCGGTTTTTCGAGTGAGAACTTGGATGCTTGCCATTGGTTGAAACCTCTTGCACATATTTGCACATGAATGAGTGTTATCAACCGCAGAAACTTTGAGCAGGAGCGCTCTTGAGCGCTGTAACCTGTTGACCAAACAGGGAAAAGAATGGTGCCCGGGGTCGGACTCGAACCGACACGATTATTCATCGGCGGATTTTGAAACCGTTGGACACCTTTACAAATCAATAAGTTACTGATTTTAAAAGGCCGAAAAAGTTCATCGTTGAGCTTTGTTAGCCAATATGGGGCAGCTCGATGGACTGTTTATGGACACTTTTCAGGGCTGTGATGGGGTTTAGCCGTACTGCATCCTCCAAATGGTCGGGTGCAAAATGGCTGTATCTCATGGTCATTTTGATATCGGTGTGGCCGAGGATTCGCTGCAACACCAGAATGTTGCCGCCGTTCATCATGAAGTGGCTGGCGAAGGTATGCCGCAGAACGTGGGTGCTCTGGCCTGCGGGCAGCTTGATGCCTGCTCGCTTGATGGCCTTCTCGAACTCGCTATAACAATCATCGAACAGGCGGCCCGTGCGCTTGGGCAGCATGGCCAGCAACCAAGGGGCGACTGGGACCGTCCGGTTTCTCCTGCCCTTGGTCTTGGTGAAGGTGATCCGTCCCATGCCGATCTGGCTTCGGCTGACCTTCTCAATCTCTGACCACCGCGCGCCAGTCGAAAGGCACAGCATCACGACCAGCCACAGATCCCGCTGCTCATTGCAGGCATCGAGCAGTTGTTCGATCTCATCCTGGGACAGATAAGCCAGCTCGCTCTCCTGCACTTTGTACTGGCGCAGGTCGGAAAGCGGGTTGCCGCCGTGCCAGACACCGAGGCGGGCCAGCTCATTGAACACCGCTTGCAGATAGAGCTGCTCGCGGTTGATTGTGGTGGGGGTAACAACCTTACGCTGCCCTGGTACATAGAGCTCACCAGCCAAGCGCCGCTCGCGGTATGCCGAGAAGTGTTCAGAGGTGAACTCGCTGGCCAACGGGTTATCCAGCGCCTCGCACAGCCAAACCAGCTTATCGCGGCGCCGGTCGCCATCAGCCAAGGTCTGACCGTGGCGACCATACCAAAGCGCCACCAGGTCATTCAGCCGCTGGCCGCTCTGTTCTGGCTTGGGCTCCTCCTCCTCTTTCAGCCATGGCTTGTTCATCAGCTGATGCCGTTCCCACGCCAACGCCTCGCCCTTAGTCATGAAGCTCTTGCGCAGGCGGGGGCCGTTTACCCCATCAGGGCGAACGTCTGCTCGCCACGGCTTGGCTTGCCCCTCAATTTTTTTTACTGTCATCGCACACTGCCCGGGCTTGCTTGTGGGATGCAACGGCCTGCGCCAACAGGTCGCGCGCAGACTTCAACGCACTGGCATCGCCAGTTCTGGCGAAGGTATAGAGCTGGCCAACAAACGCATAGGTACGTTGCACCATGCTAGCCGACTGCCGGATAACCACATCATCATCCAGATGACTGGTGCGAAGGCCGTTCATCGAATCGCTGGCCGCTGATATCGCCGGACTGACAGTGCTGAATCGGTACTCGGCGATCTGGTGGTAGTCAATCTGCTGGCCATCGAGCAGGCCACCAAAGCGCGCCATTACTCCATCAGTGACCTGGTTCATCTGCTGATAGATATCCTGCTCAAGTCGGCACTGCTCAGCGAGGGAAAGTACCCGCAGTGACTTGGCGGGTTGTTGCTCGGATGGTTGTTGCTCGCGCTGTTCATTCGCACTATCAGCAGGAGGCATAGGAGCATCAAACCGAGCAGGGCGGGACAGCCACGCGCCAGCGCCAGCAGCAAGGAACAACGCCAGCACACCGGCAGCGGCTTTGCCTGGACGAACCCGCGTCCGTTCCTCCTTGCTCATCTTGATCACGGACAGGGCATGACTGATGAATAGCAGGATGCTATGAGCAGCCGCCAGCAAGGCCAACAGCACCAGCCCGCCAGACAGCTCGATCTTGCCGTCCGGTACCATGCCAAGCAGGGAAAAACCGAGGAATCCATAGAGGCCGATAAAAAACGCATTCAGGCGGCGCTTCTGGCCAAGCAAAGCAGGTTTGAACAAACCGGCCACAGTAAGCAACAAACACAAAAGGGCCGCCAAGGCAGCCATCAACGAAAGCATGTGAACTCCTTAAAACTTTTTGCCCGCCCAGACCACACGACCAACCAGATCCAGCTCGGCCAGTTCTTCCTTACTCAGGTCACGGGATTTATACAGCGGGTTATCAGAGATGATGCGCACCCCACCGAGATCGAATTGCAGCCGCTTGACGAACAGGCCATCGGATAGGCGCAGCACATAGAGACCATCACGCGGCGCTTCCCCATTCTTCAAGCGGATCAGGATCACATCACCGTCATTGATGGTCGGCTCCATGCTGTCGCCCTTGGCGCGGATAACCGCCATCTTTGCAGGGTCGAACCCTTCACGGCGTAGCCAGTCAGAACGGAAGGCCATCGGCTCGGCCAACGGCTCATCAGTGATAGTGGCGCCATGACCTGCACTCGCAAACACCTGATAGGCCGGAATGGTGGTGAACTCATCAGCCAGGTAGGAGCCTTGTGTATCCGAGATGGCGTCATTGGTCTGACTTACCAGAGGACGGTTCGCAGCATCGCCTATCCCAAACACCAGCCAGTCAAACGTCACTCCTCCTGCACGCGCCAGATTTAAAGCGCGATCGATAGGAGGAACAGTTCCTTCGTTCAGATAACGTTTGACACCGCTATCGCTCATGTCAGCTCTTCGAGCGAATGATCGAAGGGGCTCATTGCCAATCACTTTTTTAAGTCGATCCACGAAAGATGACTGATCGAAATCAACTTTCAAAGTTCTCTCCGTAGTCATAAAGCACCTTATAGAACTTTATTGAACAATGAATACCCTTAAGGCTTGACCGAGTAACTTTTTAGATCAACAATTCGCTTTGTAGAGTTGAATTGTGGCTTAAGAGTTATATCGAGCCGTATAGAGCAATGTTTAAGGGGATCTATCATGTCAGAGATTGCACTCAAGATCGACACACCGGTTAAAACCATCGAGCGCTATGCCGCAGACACTGGACTTCCGGTTGGCCAAGTAAAAAAGATGGTTCAACGGGGTGAACTGCAAATCATGCCAAAGGCTGGCCCAAAGCACCGCGTGCTGATCAACATGGTCGCGTTGTACCAACAAGCAGCTGCTGCGGCGTACCAGCCTGCAATCTCCTGATAACTATGGCACTCAATGGAGAGAGAACCATGTTTATCGGTGACGACTGCAAACATCCGCACTTTGAATCTGCATGCAGCAGATTTACTTCCACCCATGTGATCAGCAAGGTAGCGGCGGCGGCTGGCATCGATGCTCAGGTGCTGAGAAACAAACTCAACCCTGACCAGCCGCACCAGCTGACCGTGGCCGATCTCATCGCGCTGTACCACGCCACAGAAGGGGACGAGACCCTGTTCGACGGCATGCTGATGGAATGCAAGCTCACCGCCATCGCCATTCCAAACGCTGAGCGCGCGCCATCACTTCCCCATCAGGCAATCGACCTGAACGCCAAGATCGCCAGCATTGGCCAGCGAACGCTGGAGCTGACCGACCGCGGCCGGATCACCCGTTCAGAACGCAACACCCTGGTGAGCGTGGCCACGTCAGCGATGGGGTCTATCGCCATCTTAATCCACGACATTGAGGCCCGCTTTCAGGCTGTGCCAGCTGTCGCCTGCGCATCAGACATCCTGATGCAAACCATGACCATGTAAGGGGTAACCCATGCAAAAACACATTGATTCAGAACAACGCAACCTTGCAGGTCTGACGCCAGCGGAACAGGTCGCGATGAACACGGCGGGATTCATGCTGGTGCGCGAGCTGTTCGGCAAGACCCGCAGCAGTCTGGATACCGACTGGCTGGCCATCAGCACCGCCAAAAAAGCAGCCATCTGCACCATCGCCCGCCAGCCACGCGGTGAGCTGATGACTGCCACCCTGTCTGCCCTGCCACATGGGCAGCGCGAGGCGCTCCGTCTGGCGGTGTTAGCGCTGGATTATCAGGGGGAGTTTCGCGGCGGCTGTGACAGCAAGGTGTGGCACCCGGCTCCGGTGACCCGCGCTATCGGCGATATCGAGAGAGAGAAGAAAGAGAGAGCCGCAAAGTTGCGGATGAAACGTGCAGTGCTGGCGGCAAGCCAGATGACAACGCAAGGCCCGCGAGCAATCGGGCAATAAAAAACCCCGCAAAGGTGGTGGAACACCGCGGGGTCTTTATTCATCAACTAGGAAAATTGACATGCCAACTTTAGCGATCCCATGCGCTTTGCGCAACCTTCGAATCCAACAACGCAAGCTTGCGGGCCGTTATGGCTCCCGCCTCACCCAGCATCCTGATGGTATTGCGCTCGCCGAGCGTTCAACTGCACTGGCTTGGGCATCCCTATTCAGCTGCATCCATCCCTGCACAGCTCAACAAGGAGCCTGACCATGACCGAAATCAATCTGCTCAACCACCATGCCGCCAAGCGCCTGCGCCAGTTGCGGGAGCAACTGAGCTTGAGCCGCCCGAAGTTTGCCGACCTGCTGGGCATTCCGCCCACCACGCTCAAAAACTACGAGCTGGGATACCGCGAGATCGGCGGTGGCCTGTTCCTGCTGATCGCCAACCATCCAGGGCTGACCCAGTACACCGGATGGCTGATGACTGGCATCAATGCCAACCAACAGCAGGGAGCATAACCATGGCCGCTGTTATCACTCGCCACACAGTGCCGAGCATCAAAGACGCCAGCGCCTATCTGGTGCGGCAGGGTTACACCAACTGCGGCACCACATGGTTGAAAGGCCTGCACGGATACGCCCGCATGGAGCGCCTGACATCAGGCGCTATCCGCATCATCGAGGGGGTTGCATGAGCATCGACGCCATTCATATCGCCAAGCGCGCCGAGCAGGCCGTGCTGCCGCTGCTGACCGAACTGCTGGCCAGCAATGAACAAGCCAACCGGATCGCCTTGGGCGAACTCTACTCGGGCGACCAATACATTCAGGTGCAACTGGTGGTGACCAGCTGCCCTGCTGATCTGCTCGATGACGACTCAGTGATGGGGGATGAGGAATGAGCCAAGACCTGATGTTCCTTCGCTTGTTTAACGAGTTCGCGGCCGCAAACCCACTGGCAGCCGATGAATGGCTGTTCGCTGAGGGGAGAAGCGGTTTTACGTGGGATCTCGATGAAGAGCGGCTGGTATTCCAGCCGCAAGACGATGCAGAGCCGGTGGAGTTTGATGACCTGCCGTTTATGGCTGACCCGTTCTTCATTGGCGCTGATATGGCATCTAGCCCTGATGAAACCGTGTTTAGCAAGCCAATGGCCAATGAGCCGATCCGCCCTAATCGCTTGAGCGTGATCCGCATTAGCTTCTTTGTGCTGTGCCAAGGCTGCCTGCGCACCTCGATCTGCTCCAAGGAAAAGCAATACGGGATGGAGTTCTGCCAGTGCGGCGGCCAGTGGTGCGGCTGTGCTAACTGTAACGAAACTGTCAGCGCGCTGCTGAAAGGCGAGCGGGATAAAAACAAGCTGGGCCTGCAAGTCCCGATCTCAAGCTGGTCACCGGCGAACGGGTGCACGGTGGTAGGGGGTGCAGCATGAGCGACCTGTTTGAACTTGAGCCGCCCATCGATGAGCTGGCTGAAACCGAGTCTGGCCCAGCTCACCTGCGGGCACCTGAGCCTGTTAGCCAGCTGGCTAAGCACTTTGCTTTTTCTGTGGATGCGGTAAAGCGCGCCGACGAATTCAGCAAGGAGGAGACGCTGTTGATGGGAGGGATCCGCACCCTGTATTGGCTGGCTCTGGGTCAAGGCGACACCGCGCTGGCCCGTGATATTGCCGTTTGGTGGATTGAGCACGCGCCCATCTACGGAATGGGGGAGATCATCAAATGAGCTCCATCAAACCGGAACGCCTTAGCCTTAAGGCTGAAATCAAGGCTGACATTGCAACCATGTCAGACATTGCCAACGTGTCGCTGGCCACCCTGCGTCAGTACCAAACCATGCTGATCACCCTGCGGAGGGAAAAGCCCTGCCCACGTTGGGGCCGCAGTCGCCTGCTGTTTGTATGCAGAGAAGCTCGCCACGCGTACCAAGGAGCATCAGAGACCATCGCGATTGCACGGAAGACGCTGGACGCTATGCCGCGTGATCGGGAGGGCCGCGCATGAACCACCGTTTGATATCCGACATGGAACGGGACTTGAGTTGGTGGTGGGAAGACTTGCGCGGTGCCAGTGCGCGCCTGCGTGACTACCAGCGCCATCTGATCGCCTGTCGCCAGATCTCGCCCCGCCCACGGGCCAGCATTGCGCTGACCCTGCGCCAGTGTGTCGCAGCCCGCAAGCTGCGGGCCCACACCACCCTCGTTATCAAGGCCCGCCGTGGCGGCCTGAGCTCGCTGTTAGGTACTTCCGCACAATGACCAACAAGCACAACACAGGGCCAGCCGCCGAGGCTGGCCAATTTGGTTTTGCCATCACCCGCCTGCCGTCTGCTGCTCATGGACAGCTGCCGCTGTCAAAGAAGGCCATCAGGTCGCGCATTGAATCGCTCTCCAACTCCATGCCAGGTATCAGCCTGGCCGATTCGTTTATCGGTGCTGTCGGTGAATATGATCTGGTGTGGGCCGTGCAGCTGCTCGATGGTTTCTCCATGCCGCTGACCCAGACCTTGTTCAAGCAGTACATCCGCCGCCGCAAGGGTGGCACCGCCAGGAAAGCCCGCGATGCCAACATCTGGCTGAGTGAGCGGGTCAGGTGGATTCGCGAACTTGTACTAGCGATCCCGGTCGATGCCCAGCAGTTGCGCGATGACGAAGGCCGCAAGCGGGTCGCGCACTCGTTCGCCAACCAGTGCGCCGCCATCTGGAAAAACATCGAACAGAACAGTACCGCCGGTGAATTGGATCTGCTGGCGACATGGGAAGCCATCAAGCAGCCTGCCGACCAGTGGGCATTCATCGGCAAGATGCCGGACTTCAAAACCATCGAGGCGCGGAATAACTGGATACTGAGCGTGATGGTGCGCCTGCTTTCTGCCAAGTGGTGGGAGAAGCGCGTGAACCGCTGCTGGGATCGGCTGCAAGAGCATATCGCTATCCTGCTGGGCAAGGTGCGCAAGGGGGTCTCTGCCTACGTATCGAACGCCACCATCAAGGTGGTGCGCGAGCGTAAGCGGGCCATGATGCGCTGGCTGGCCGAGTCGGAGGTGATGAACGCCAAGCACGATCTGGTGATCTCGATGAAGGATTGCTGGGAGTCCAGCATCTCCAACCCGATCAACCGCCGCGCCGAGATGATGACCCGCATGCGCGGCTTTGAGGATTACGCCGAAGACCAGGGCCATGTGGGGGTCTTCTTCACTTGGACCGCCCCGAGCAAATTTCACGCCTGGAAGACCGGCCGCAATGGCAAGACCATTGATAACGACAAGTATGAAGGTGCCACCCCGCGCGAAACTTGCGCCTATCTGGCCAAGCTGTGGAGCAAGAGCCGCGCCGCACTCAAGCGCCACAACACCCCGGTGTACGGCTTTCGGGTCTGCGAGCCGCACCACGACGCCACCCCGCACTGGCACATGCTGCTGTTTATGCGCCCGAGCGATCGCAACAAGGTGATCAGCACCCTGCAGCGCTATGCCCTGACTGACAATAAAACCGAGCTGGAGCGCAACCCCATCGCCGCCCCCGCCTTTACCGATATCACGCCACGATTCGACTGGAAGCTGATCGACCCCACCAAGGGCGATGCCACCGGTTATCTGGCCAAATACATCGCAAAAAATATCGACGGCGCCTATGTCGGTGACGACGAAGAGGCAAACACCCCTGCCGACCAAGGCGCGCTGCATGCCTGCGCCTGGGCCAGTTGGTGGGGGATTCGTTCCTTTCAGCAACTCGGCGGCGCACCGGTCGGGGTGTGGCGCGAGCTGCGCCGCATCAGCAACGCCAAGAAGCATGGCGATCTGGTGGGGCCACCCAAGCCGGTGTTGCAAGACCCGCGCTTTGAGGCCGCCCGCTTTGCTGCCGATAACGCCATCTTTCGCTGCTACCTCGAAGCCATGGGCGGCGCGCTGGCCACCCGTGCCGAGCACCCCATCAAGCTGGCCCACCTCATCGAGGAGCAGGCCAACTGCTACGGCGAAGACATCAAACGGCTGATGGGGCTGCACACCGCGCGCTTGGGTATCAAGACACGTCTGCAAGGGTGGGAAGTCGTACCCACCGGCACCCATGCGGCCACCAAAGCCGCAGGGGCTGCCGGTGTGGGTGTGGGTTTAGGTGTTGCAGTTCAGTCGGGCGGCAGCCCGGCACCTTGGAGCTCTGACAATAACTGTACGCAGCCGGATCCAGAGGCGTATGCGGATCAGTTAATGGCAGAGCACTGGGGTTTATCGCCTTTCTCTATCAGTCGTTTGCGCTCAGGCGCCAGCGTCAGAGCGGACGGTTTCACTCTCTGGCTTGAGAACGGTCAGGTGCAGTCGGGCCGCGCACTACCAAGCGAGCCGGATTGGCAGCCAGAGGGCCAGCGGCCAGCCGAACAGGGCCAGCCGGATGAGTACGCAGTGCCCACGGGGGATCAGGACTGGCCAATGTTGGTCGAGCTGTGCGGCAAGGTTTACCAGGCACAAGGCCACGCCGGGGCGCACCGCTGGATCGAGATACTGCCGGAGCCCTATCAGTCCGAGATGTGGCGGGTGCTGGAGGTGCTGGACACCCCGGAGTGGATGCAGGAACAGAGCGACTACAGCGAACAGGAGTGGGAAGCATCATGCCTGTGAGCGTGATGGTTTCGCATAGCTCCACATATAACGGCATGAGCTCCACACATAGCGAACAGAGCTCCACATATAACGGGGATTACGTGATGAAAACCACATTGAGCCGCGAAGAATACCGCCGCCTGGATAATCGGGTGACCTGCATCCTGCAGCAGCACTGGCCAGCCAAAGAGATCAGCCAGTGGGTGGGGCTACTCAAGGGCAAACAACAGTCTGTGGCCTGCGCCATCCTGCGCCGCCGCCACCCTCGCCCCGCACAGCTGGCTCTGCCAGCCATCGCCCCAGATGTGCCGAACCCGTTTCAGGCCAGCGCCAACCGCCCCACCGTGCCGGTGCGCTCAGCCGATGGCCGCACTGTTGGCCGCCGCCATATCGTGGACGGGCTCACCCCCGTGGCCATCGACCAGAGCGGCACCATCCGCTGCGCCGTCACCGGCCGCACCCTCTTTATCGCACCGGGCAGCCAAATCGACAGAGCCAACCCGGGCGCTGCCGAACAGCTCAACAAAACATACCAGCCAGCACTGCACCAGGTAGTGGCTGACCACCGTCAAATCGAAGCAGGAGAGTAACCATGCAGATCGACGCACTGTGTTTAGCATTCGAATCCGAAGGTAAGACCTATTTCGTCAATACCAAAAAAGATGACTGGGCCCTGATCCTGCGGATGGTTCAAGGAATGTCAGCCACAGGCAAGCTTGAGGTAACTCCGGCCCCTGCCAACGTTAAGTTCACCACGCTGGCGGATGCCATCAAGGAGTCTGTATGAGAGACCCACGCAAAAATCCGGTACCGGGTGACGTGATCACCCGCTTCGGCTCCACCAGGGAAGTGACGGCCACCAAGCAGAACGCCCGCGGCACCCTCACCCATGTGGTGTACCGCCATCCGGCAGTTGACCTGCCAGAGACAGAAGCCACCATCGCCAGCTGGCGGGGGTGGGCCAAGCAGGATGCCATGGTGGTTAGGGAGGGCGCGGCATGCACCACGAACTGAAAATACTGCCGGTCTACTTTCAGCCGGTACTGGACGGCACCAAGACATTCGAGATCCGCGACAACTCTGACCGCAACTTTCAAGAGGGTGACACCGTCACCCTCAACGAGTGGGACGGCGAACGCTACACCGGCCGCAGTGCCAAGCGCCTGATCGTTTTCGTCACCGACTACGCCCAACAGCCGGGCTATGTAGTGTTCGGGATGAAGGAAGTGATGGACGTAACGGAGAGCAACAAAAGCCAAGCAGAAAGGCCGTGCACAGTTTTCTTTTTGGCTGGATGGCAAAAGATCCCTGATGGCAAATGCTACGGATGGAGGACCTCCGTTTACCCGGACAGTATGGACGTCAGCGATATTTTTGATGACCTCGTGAATAGAGCAAGCCTTGGGGATAAAGATGGTTTTGTCGTGACAGCCTTCAATCCGGTACGGAACTATCCGGCAACACCAGAGGAGGCCAGCTGATGACGGAGGCCAAAGACGCCAAAGCCCGCAAGCAGGCCCAGCGGGCCAGACGGGCGGCGCTCGGTATCAAGCGGGTGGAGGTGGCGCTCTCAGAACGGGAACGCCAGCAGCTGGACCACCTGCGCATCGCTCGCGCTGGCAGCGGTGAACCCTACTCCGCAGACGAGTACATCAGCACCCTGATCCGGCGAGACTGGGAACGCTGGCTGGAACAGGAGGCCGAGCTGAAACAGCAGACCTGCCAGCACTGCGACAACAAACTACCGGGCGGCTGTGGCGGAACATACAAGGGTGAGTCTGCCTGCTGGCTCACATCAGGAGAAAAAGAAATAGCGTTGTAAGGGAATCAAAAGAGCCTCATGGAAATGAGGCTTTATCTATTTTAAAAAGACAAGAGCATACTGCGTGATACTTGAGAGTAAACTCCGGTTAAATTCAAAGTGAATTAAAGTTAATAAGTCATGCTTCATTCTGAATATTGATACCGAAAGAAATGCAGTGCTGAGATTCTAGGTTGATTTAAGTTTAACTATCCCTGATGGATATATGCAGCAAGTTTGTTAGGATGTTCAAGGCTGTGTAACTCATTGAGATAGCTTTATTTTTAATAAAAATAAGTGCCGTGAGCAAACGAAGAAATCCTGATTGTAAATCAGGATGAAAATATATTGACCTGCTGCTTGATGAATGGATACCATTCCGCCAACTCAATCCATAAAACAACAATCCAGCCATGCTGGAGGGAATGTTATTACCAGATTTCGGCCGCACATGAGCCCCCATTGGGGGCGCTTAATCAGTGCATTATGATGGCAACAACAACCACTACCAGGAGCACCGATGACATCACCGATAACAGGCCATCGCACCAGACCGAACGGCGAGCAGCCATTCGATCTCGTCCTCGCTCAGGGCCATCAGTTGATCCCGCTGCGGGCTCAGGTGGTTTCCTATCAGCCAATCACTGGTGGGCAACATGTGAGACACAGGTATCCCCAGATAAATACAAATGGCAACGGCGTGTTCCAAATCGAAAAATGCGCGGTGCCGACCATCAAGCCAGCGGCCAATTGTCGCAGGGGCCACATCGATGATCTTACCTGTCGCCGTGTTCGTCAGACCATGGCGTTTCAACATGGATCGGGTAGTGCCTTTTGCTCGAATCACATAGGCCCGAGCGGCATTTTTCTTTCTCTTCATGGGGCGCCTCCGTTAGGTGCCCGTGCTCGGGATCGCGGTTACTGTCAGATCTGACAGGTAAGACTAACGATATATGAAAAATCTAGCTGGCGACTGTCGAGAAATGCAATGCAGTCACAGATAAAATGATCAGGTCTAACCAGTTATAGGTAAGGAGTTGAATGTGCAGTCTGGTATAGAGAGTGAAATTTACAGGTCTATCAGGGATATAGCTCGGGTCACGCCAGACCTGAGGGTGGAGGATCGGGAGGGGATGTGCGGTGCCATCATCACCCTCTGCGATCTGGGTGAGCAGCTGATACAGCGTAAAGAGACCAATAAAAAAGAGTCGTGACAGAGCACGACCAGAGCAGGGATTAAGAAATTAAAGGGGGCGCTATTGCGCCCCCAGTCCTTCCAGTACCATCTGCCGCCCCTCCGGCGTCAGTGACCCCATCAAGCTCAGCACCAGCTGGTTCGCCGTCTTGGCTGACGGGCTCAGTGTATGGGTGAACGACAGGCAAGCCACCCAGGAGTGGCCGCACTCGGCATCAGTGCATTGGCAATACAGATCAGAGACGTCATCGCTCAACTTGTTGGTTTTGGTAATGCGGCCCCGTTGGCCACACACTTTGCAATAAACCCGCATCACCCCTCCCGATAAATCAAACATTCAATCAATAGATTGCATCTTACCTCAAAAGGACTGGTTTTTTATACAGCCGACCCGATGGTTTCCCGAAAATCGACCCATAGCGCACGAGGCAAACCAGCACTGTTTATCGAGTCCTGCACCAGCTCGCACAGGGGCAGCACTTCGTTGCGGGCATAGGTGGCGTCATACTTCTCGGGGTCACCCAAACCACCGCCGCCATTGGTCGGAATGATACCGGCCAGCGCAGCCGGGAAGCGGTGACTGGTCAGCACGTCCTGGGCGGTGATCCCCTTGATGGCCGCGAACTCATCCTTGGTTGCGATATCCCCCACCGGGATCAGCTTGATGCCGTCCGGCTTGCCATCAGGCACGTTCACGAACATCGAGCGGAAGTTCCCCACCCCCTTGCTGCTGGCGATCATCTCCTTCATCTCCTTCTCGGTGTCGTCATCCATGTTCGGGTCAGTGGTGTAGAAGATGAACCCCATATGGGCACCATTGAGGAAGTATTTGCGGCGGAACAGGGTGGCATCCTGGTTGAGCAGGGCCGACTGCAGGCCACCCAGGTAATCGGGCATGCCATAGACCTGCTGCTCTGGGTCGTACTGGGCCAACCAGATCACATCCTCTGGCCGATAGATGATGTTCGGCTTGCCCTGCTGCAGATAGACAAAGCACCCGTCAGCACGGCGGCGCAGGTAGACGCTGGAGAGCGGATGCAGGGCGACCACTTGCCCGAAGGCGTTGCGCAGCTTGAGCAGGCCACCGTCACCGAATTGCAGGTAATTGTGCACGTAGGCGGTGATGACATTGCGCTGTGTGGTGAAGCGACCTGCCACCATATTGCGGCGCGCCATCAGGATGGCGCCGTGGTGGGCGTTGGCCCGTGCCACCTTGGCCAGCCCCTTGCGATCAATGGGCGGCTGGTAATATTCCCCGTAGGGGTTGAAAAACACCCCGGTGTAATCGGTCATCCATGCCGTGGGGTCGATGGCCTCCGCCGTGCTGAACATCACCGATGGCCGAGAGGATGAAGTGGCCACCTGCTGGGCCGGTTTTTGCTGTGGTTTGGTCATGAGAGGACACTCTCCTGGGAGTCTTTGAATTGGCACATGAAGAGGAAATTGAACACCTCCTGCGGGTACTCGTCTTTGAGCTCATCAATGTCCATGAGATTGCAACCGAGTCGAACGGCATCCTCAATGGTGATGACATAGCGCCACTGCTGATCGGGGCAAAGCTGGCCACCATCACGCAGCGATGATTCGCCAGGGAAAATGATTGTTTCTCTGCCGGGGTAGAGGCTCTTCCAGTACATCCCGCCCCAGAAGTTGCGCGCCATGCCTCGGCGCTCAGAGAGCGTTGAACAGTAGGTCTTGCGCCAACGCTTGTGCATAGCCATAGCGCCGACCAAGTGCAGAGCTTTTCCGAAATCTGGAATCCAGAAATACTCATCGACGTAGACGTGGCCAGCTTTTCCAGCAAAGGTCAGGTCACCAAGAGAAAGAAAATGGATCTGGGCACCGTTCGACAAGACGATGGGGCTGCCGGTCAAGGTGACACCGAGGAATCTCTTTGCTATCAAACAAACATAGGTGCGGTAGACATCAGCCATCTCTGGGGTTTCTGCCAAGAAAATCTGATTGTCGCCACTCAATACCGCATCTTCCAAAGCCTCCCCGGCGAAGTAATAGGACATGCCGATCTGATGAGCTTTCAAGATGTTACGGGTGCGCGCGAGTGACGTGTCTAGCTTGGCCTCACGGCAGCGCAGCTGGTAGCCAAACAAGGTGCTGAGCCATTCGTTAAAGTGTTCTGCTGTCAAATGACTGATATCGTTATTCATGCTGCCTTCTTCTGCTGGCTGGTTACCCAGGTGGATTTACGTTTGCGGTTGGTATCGAGCGGCTCGTTGGCCACGGCGTGGGCAATGGCAAAAAATACGTCAGCGTGTCCGGTCACGTTGTCCCGAGCGGCGCGGAACGTCATCTGGCCGCCGCCGGTGGTGCTGCGCTTGATGGCAAGGAACGCCAGCGGGATATCCCGATCCGAGCCGTCCCACTCGATGCGGTTCGCCTCCACCACATCGATCATCTTGAGTACCAGCCGCGATTTGCTCTCGATGCTGTAGTTGATGGGGTGGCACACCCCTTTGAACTCTGGTTTCAACAGGTCATAGACCCCTGAGCCAATGCCGGACACATCGACCCCCAGATAAGTGACCCTGAACTTCTTGGCGATGCGCACGATCTCGCCTGCCTGAAACTGGAAGTTGAGCCCGCGCCAGTAGTGCTTCTCCAGCACCCGAAAGCGCTCACCAGCCACCATCGGCGGGGCAACCACCACCAGAGTGGCATTGTCGCGGGTGCGGCTCGGGTCGTACCCCATCCACACCTCGCGCCGTCCGAACGGGTCAGGCCGCCCGGGCTTGTAGTCCTCCCACCGACTCGGGTCAACCCCTGCCCGCTCCATATCCTGGAACTTGAACACCGACAGGGCATCATCGATAAACCGGCACATGTAGAGGCGATCGAACACCTCTTCGGGGTACTCGTCCTTGAGCTCCTCGATGTTGATGAGGTGGCAGCCAAGCCGAATGGCGTCCTCGATGGTGATGACGTAGCGCCACTGCCGATCCGGACAGACGCGGCCGCCGTCGCGCAGGTCGTCCTCACCAGGGAAGTCGATAGCCTGCCGACTTGGGCGAGTACCCTTCCAGCGATCCCCCGTCCAGAACCGATACGCTTCGTGGGTCTTGCTCGATGGGGTAGAGAAAAAGGTCTTGCGCCAGTGGCTCTGTGTCGCCATGGCGCTGGCCACATCTGACAACTTCTCGAAGCCGGGGATCCAGAAATACTCATCGATGTAGACGTTGCCGGATCGGGACTGCGCACTGTTGGAGTTGGTCGAGCAGAAGTGCAGTTCGGCCCCGTTCGACAGGACGATGGGGTTACCGGTCAGGGTGACACCGAGGAAGGTCTGGGCAATCTTGCAGATGTAGGAGCGGAACACCTCCGCCTGGGCGCGGGTAGCAGACAGGAATATCTGGTTGCCGCCGGTCAGTACCGCGTCTTCCAGCGCCTCACCGGCGAAGTAGTAGGTCATGCCGACCTGACGGGATTTCAGAATGTTACGGGTGCGCGGCAATGCCGGGTCGTTCTTGGCCTCGCGACAGCGCAGCTGATAGCCAAACAGGGTGCCAAGCCACTCGGCAAAGTCGGCCTCGGTGAGATGGCCGATCTCGTTCTTGCCCTTCTTGCCGCCCTTTCCTTTGCGGCCGCCGCCATCCTGCCCGCCCCTACTGCGCGGGGAACGGTCGGGGGCTGGCTCGTCACCGGATTCAATGCGGGCGGTGAGGGCATGCTGCCGCTCGGCCCGTTTCAGGGCTTTCTCTTTCAGGCTGACATGGTGGCCGACCAGCCGGTCGATTTCGTCGAGCTCCTCGGCGGTTTTCTTCTCTCGCCCCAGCAGAGAGTGCAGGCGGCGGGCAATAGCATCCTCTACCGCCTCGTCGGTCAACAGGTCGCGCCAGCCGTATTTCTCGGCCCAGAAGTAGACTACCCTGCAGGAGTTAAGGCCAAGTTCGTCCTTGATCTCCTGAGGGGTCCAACGCTTAAGATACAGACCCCGCGCAGCATTGCGGAGCTCTTCGGGATACGCCACGGCGCCTCCATCTTGTGAATGATGGCGCCATCATAGCCAGCCCCCCGCCCCCACTTATCGCCCTGATGTTCCAACCAATTCGGATATCCCCACGGATCCGAATCGCCTTGAACACAACCGGATGAATACCCCTTGCCGACCCGATAGCCTGAGCCCGTATCAATTGGGAGCAGGCATGAACGAATCAACCTTGAGAACTGGCTTTGTCTGTATCGCCACAGAAGGCAAAGCGGTGGACGGACGAGACATCACTCGCGAGTGGCTGGTCGACATGGCCGAGACCTACGACCCGACCTATTACACCGCCGTCATCTGGCCAGAACATGATCGCTGGTCAAGCTATGGCACAGTGCAGGCCCTCAAGACCGAAGAGGTAGACGGCAAGCTAAAGCTGTTCGCCGTCCTCTGCCCTAATCGGGATCTCATCTACTGGAACCAAAGCGGCCAGTATCAGTTCTGCTCCATAGAGCCGTTCGAGCAATTCGCCGATCTGGGCCGTACCTACTTGATTGGCCTGGGCGTCACCGACCAGCCTGCCAGCACCGGCACCACCCACCTCAAGTTCAGCAAGAGCAGCAAGGGCCAAGTCATCGGCACCAGCGAACCGCTGGATCTCTCCATGCTCAAGCTGCCCAAACAAGAAAAGCCGGATGGCTTTATGAACAAGCTTTTCAGCTTGATGGCCAGCCATGGTGAACCTGAATCCAAACCTACCCCCAGCCATCCAGAGGATGAGGACATGACCAAAGAACAGTTCGAACTGCTGAACGGGACTCTGACCAGTCTTGGTGCCCAGTTCGCAAGCTTCAGCACCAAGCTGGATGCCAAGCCGGAAGTAAAGACCGATCCGGTGACTGAACCGAAAGACGAAGACGACAAGAACAAAGTCACCGCCGACCAGTTCAACAAGCTGACCGAGACCCTAACCGGTCTGGCCGCCACAGTCGGCGAGCTGAAAGGCCAGATCGACAAGTTCTCCGTTGAAGTGCCGGGTCAGCGACCTGATGCGCTCGGCGGTGACGATACCCCCACCGCATATTAAGGAGCGACCGTGAGTCAGACCCTAACCGTCCAGGCACGTCAGCGCATCGAAAAATACAGTGCTGCCCTGGCTAAAACCTATGGCATCCCCGTTAACGTGCTGGACAAACAGTTCAGCGTCATCAGTGGCCCGGTGGAAACCGGCCTGCGCGCGGGCCTGCTCGCCTCGGTCGAGTTCCTGAACCTCATCACCTGTATGGATGTGGATCAGATCAAGGGCCAGGTAGTGCAAGTCGGCATCGGCAAGCTGTTCACCGGCCGCAAGAAAGATGGCCGCTTCAACGGCAAGATCGGCGTGGCTGGCAACACCTACGAGCTGACCGAGACCGACTCCTGCGCCTCACTTGACTGGGCGACCCTGTGCGTCTGGGCCAACGCTGGCAGCGAAGGTGAGTTCATCAAGTTGGTTGGCGAATTTATCAACACCGCATTCGCCCTCGATATTCTGCGAGTAGGTTGGAACGGTGTATCTGCCGAAGAGACCACTGACCCTGCGGCTCACCCACTGGGTGAAGATGTCAACAAGGGCTGGCACCAGATCGCCCGCGAGTGGAACGGTGGCAGCCAGATCATCAATGCCGAAGCGGGCAAGAAGATCTACTTCGACCCGGACGGCAAGGGCGATTACAAGACCCTGGACGAAATGGCGTCTGACCTGATCAACACCACTATCGATCCCCTGTTCCGCCAAGACCCCCGTCTGGTGGTGCTGGTCGGTACCGATCTGGTAGCCGCAGCTCAGGCCAAGTTGTACAGCGAAGCCACCAAGCCGAGCGAACAGATCGCCGCCCAGAAGCTGGCCGAGTCCATCGCTGGCCGCAAGGCTTACATCCCGCCGTTCTTCCCGGGCAAGCGGATGGTGGTCACTACCCTGGACAACCTGCACTGCTACACCCAGCGCGGTACCCGCAACCGCAAGGCCGAGGATAACCAGGATCGCAAGTGCTTCGATAACCAGTACTGGCGGATGGAAGGCTATGCCCTGGGCGAGCACCTGGCCTATGGCGGCTTTGAAGAGGCCGACATCGTGCTCGGTGCCAAGCCAGCAGCTCCCGCTGAACAGGGTGCATAAGCCATGAGCTCACCCGGTCAACGTCACAAGCAGCGCGTGCAAGCCATGCAGGGGGCCGAACAGGCCGCCTGCACTGGCGTGGCCACCGGTGCGGTGGCTGACAGCCTGCACCTGCAAATGATTGCCCTGGAACAGGACATCGTTCGCCTGCGCAAGCTGGCCCGCATTGGGGACCGGGTGAACATGAAGCGGGATGAGCTGATGCCCAAATACCGCCCCTATGTGGAGCGGTATCTGGCCAGCGTGGCCGAGTCCGGCCAGTCCTACCAGAACGAGCTGTTTCAACGGCTGGTGATCTGGGCCTTCGATGTGAGCGACTTCGACACCGGGATCGCCTGGGCCGAGCTAGCCATCATCCAGGGCCAGCGCACCCCGAACAACATCAAGCGCGACTGGGCCCACTTCGTGGCCGACACCGTGCTGGAGTGGGCCGAGCAGCAGGCCGCAGAAGGTCACGCCGTCGAGCCCTGGTTCTCTCGAGTGTTCGACAAGGTGCGCAACGATTGGCGCCTCAACGAGAAGCTGACCGCCAAGTGGTTCAAGGCTGCGGGTTGCCTGCTGCTGCGCGACCACGACGGCCAGCCCAGACCGAGTGCCGTGGGTGACAGCGCCACTCTGGAGCAGGCCGCCCACTGGCTGCTCCAGGCCGAGAAGCTGCACAGCAAAGTGGGGGTAAACACCCTGCTGCTCAAAATTGCCATGCGCCTGCGGGCGCTGAATCCGGAATAAAAAGCCGGAGCAATAAGACTCTCCGCGCCACCGCACCCCGGCGCGAATGCCATGGGCAGCCTTTGGCTAACCCTTCGGCAATTGCGTGGCTACAGGGGTGCCCCAATTCAACCAGCGAGGTCAGAGATGTTTGCAGGCAAGGATATCGACTACAGCGCAGCCACTATCCGCAATGACGGGTTTTGGCCTGATGTGGCCGTGGCCGACTTCGAGCGCCGCCGCGCCCTGCCTGCCGACCTCGACCAACAGACCACCGGCGCCGCCCTGCTGGCAGCCGTCTCTGAAATCAACCTGCAACTGGCGATGCGTCAGGCCGCGCTGATGGCCGAGGGCTACGTCAGCGCCGCCGATGTGCCGGGGCCGAGCCTTGAGGGCGGCACTAATGCCCTGACCGAGCAGTATCTGGCCGCCGTGTTTGCCCGTGCCAAAGCAGCCCTCTTGCCGGAGTTCGCCAGCGTCACCGAACGGGCCGCCGCAAACAACCAGGTGGAGAGATCCCCGAGCCAGCGCTTCATGTTGCTGGCCGAGAGTCAGCAACTGGTGCGCAGCATCAAGATTAAGCGCCGTGCGGGGGTGTCGTTGATATGAGCGCAGGCGTTAACGAACAGCAGGCCCAGGGCTATTTCCTCCATGCCCTCCACGCCGAGATCAAGCGGGTGCTGCCAGCCAAGTGCCACACGCATCTGGATAGCTGGATGGAGAACGGCACCATCCGGCTGGAACCCAAGAACATGGGCCCCACTGGGGTGGATGTGGCATGGCTCACATATCAGGCGGTCTTCACCGTCGAGCAACTGCCGTTTCGCGAGCTGGATCCGGCCATCGTGCTGGCCTCGGTGGCCGCCTGGGTGCAGGAGAATGACGAGTTTCGCGAGCGGTTCGAGCTGGCCGATCCCGAGTACGCCGTCACCCCGAACGATGAGAAGACCGCAGATCTCGAGATCCAGCTCGCCTTTACCGAGCCGCTGCGCCTGATCGAACACCCCAAGGGCCACATCAACTGGATGGGCAAACGCTGGAACGTGGCCCCGTATGAAATCTGGGTGGCCGACCACATCGATATGAACGTAGGTGACACCGGCCATCACCAGGTAAGTGGTCAGTCATGATCACCATCACCCTCGACACCCAGCGCAGCAAAGACCAGCTGAACCTGCTGGCCCTGCCGCCAAAGAAGCGCCAGCGGCTGGTGTGGCGAGCTGCCAACGAGATGAAGAAGCTGGCCGCCCGTAACGTGCGCCAGCAGCAAGACCCCAACGGCAATGCCTGGGCACCCCGCAAGCGTGGCAAGCGCAAGATGCTGCGCGGCCTGCCAAAGCTACTGGTGATCCATGAGCCCAGCCAGGACGTGGCTGAACTCGGGTTCAAGAAGGGGGCGATGAACGTTCACGCCGGGGTAGTCGCCAACACCCACCAGAAGGGACACACCTACAAGGTGACCGCGGCCAGTCGGCGCCGTATCGCCTCCAGCGATGGCGGCAAGAACAAGCAGGCCAGCAAGGCACAGGCCCGCAAGCTGCGGGAGCTGGGATTCAAGCGTCCAGGCAAGCGCAAGCGGGCATACCGATCTGCCTCGCTCGGCTGGATAACCGGCAATCTCAACTACGCGCAAGCGGGGTTGCTGATCAAGAAGCTCAAGGACGAGCCGGTGAAAGAGAGCTGGGAGATTGAGCTGCCAGCCCGCCCGTTCCTCGGCGCCAACACCAAACAACGAGAGCAAGCCTTTGCCCGTGCCCTGCAAAGCATCAACTACGGCTGGGACGTCAACAAGCAAGAGATGAAGAGGAAATAACGCCATGTGGCCTTATATACAGATCAACAACAAGAACCAGATGCAGGGGCCAGTGACGGAAGTCGAGCGTCACCTGCTGTTCATCGGTACCGCGCCGACCAATACCGGCAAGCTGCTCTCACTCAACACCCAGAGCGACTTCGACAAGCTGCTGGGCGAGGCCGACAGCGAGCTGAAAACCAACCTGCTCGCCGCCATGGTCAACGCCGGTCAGAACTGGACGGCTGCCGCCTTTGTGCTGCCAACCGACATGGACTGGAAAGATGCCGTCCGTGAGGCCCAGAAAACCCAATCCTTCGAGGGTTGTGTGGTACTGGGTCAGAAGTGGGACGAAGCGAAAATTAACGCGGCCCACGCCCTCAACCAAGAGCTGATCGCCAAGTGGGGTCGCTGGCAGTTCATGCTGCTGGCGGTGGCGGGCATCGTCACTACCCTCGAAGGCGGCCAAGACTGGAGCGAGTACGAGGCCGAACTGGTCGCGCTTCAAGATGGCATCAAGGCGGAATCCGTCACCCTGCTGCCGCAGCTGTGGCCCAACCTCGCCGGGGCCTATGCCGGTCGCCTCTGCAACCGTGCGGTGAGCATCGCCGACAGCCCAGCCCGGGTGAAAACCGGCGCCATGGTGGGCCTTGGCAACAAGCCGAAGGATAAAGACGGCACCGAGCTGCCGCTGGCAACCCTGCAAACTCTCGAACAGAACCGCTATTCGGTGCCGATGTGGTACCCGGACTATGACGGCATCTATTGGGCCGATGGCCGCACCCTGGACGCCGAGGGCGGCGACTACCAGGTGATCGAAAACCTGCGGGTGGTCTACAAGGTGGCCCGCCGGATGCGCCTGCGCGCCATTGCCCGCGTAGCCGATCGCTCCTTCAACTCCACCCCGGGCAGCACCGCCGCCGCCATCATGTACTTCGGCAAAGACCTGCGCGAGATGGCCAAGGCCGTCACCATCAACGGCCAGCTGTTCCCGGGCGATATCGCCTCACCCAAGGATGGCGATATCACCATCAAGTGGACGGCCAAGAATCTGGTCTCCATCTACGTGGTGGTGCGCACCGTGGACTGCCCCAAGGGGATCACCGTCAACATCATGCTCGATTTGAGCCTCAACAACGGGGAGGGCTAACCCATGACCAGACGCATTTCAGGCCAGAGCTTCGATACCGAACTGATGGGCGCCATGGTGCACGTCGAGAAGGCCAGCCTCTCCATCACCGACAACAGCGCAGTGGCGCAAACCCGTGGCATCCCTGACGGCTATGTCGATGGTGACGTGGCGGCCGAGTGTGAGTTCGAGCTCGATTCAAAGAACTTCACCCTGCTGAGCGATGCGGCCAAGCGGGCCGGAAGCTGGCGCGGGATGAAGCCTGACGATGTGCTGTTCTACGCCGACACCGGCGACGAACAGATGAAGGTGGAAGCCTTCGGCGTGAAGCTGCAGATCTCTGACCTGCTGGATGTTGACCCCAAGGGAGGCAGCAAGGGGGTGCACAAGATCAAGGGTTTCGTCACCTCCCCCGACTTCGTTCACATCAATGGCGTGCCGTACCTCTCCGAAGACGACACCCGCCACATGAAGGGCTAACGGATGGATCTGATCGACCGTGCCACCCAACACGCCGAGCGGATGCTGGCGGCCCAGCTGGATAACCAGCTCGGCCGCAGCCACCACCAGGGCGAGAGCCTGCACCACTGCGAGGAGTGCGGCGATCCGATCCCGGAAGCGCGCCGCCTGCATGTGCCGGGTGTGCGCCTGTGTGTCAGTTGCAAGAGCCGCGCAGAACGGCGCGGGCAATAACGAGAACGGGATATGAACCCTATGCCAAACAAAGACCCCACCCTCTGGGCCGCCCTGCTGGCCTGGTTGATGGATAACTGGCCCGCCGTTTCCGGGGCTCTGCTGGCGTTGAGCATTTCATTTATGCGCATCACCTATGACGGCGGCAGCGGGCGCCGCCGCCTGATCGAATCAACCATGTGCGGCCTGATCACCTTGGCCGCCGCATCCGGTACCACCCTGCTCGGCGTCCCCTATGAGGCGGCCCCGTTTATCGGCGGTGTGGTGGGGCTGCTCGGGGTAGACATCATCCGCGAGCGGGCCAAGTTGGTGTTCAACAAGAAGGGGGACAGCAATGCCGCGCAGTAACTGCCACCCGCAGGTGGCCGCCTTTCTCGACATGATCGCCTTTTCAGAAGGCACCAAGGGCCGTGGCGATGACGGTTACAACAAGCTGGTCAATCCGGCGGGGTTCTTCACCGACTACCGCACCCATCCGAACGTGCTGGTGCAGGTCAATCCAACCCTGAAAAGCACCGCTGCTGGCCGCTATCAGCACCTGTCAAAGCACTGGGCCCACTACCGCGATCAGCTCGGCCTGCCGGACTTTGGCCCCGAATCGCAAGACGCCTGGGCTATCCAGCTGATCCGCGAGCGCAAGGCACTGGACGATGTGCTCAAGGGGCACATCAGCCAGGCGATCGCCAAGTGCGCCAACATCTGGGCCAGCTTGCCGGGCGCCGGTTACGGCCAGCGCGAGCACAAGCTGGCTGACCTGCTGGCCAAATTCACCGAGTTCGGCGGGGTGCTGGCATGAGCACACTCAAGGAGCTGTTCTCCAACGTGCTGCTGGTACTGGTGCTGGTGATGGGTGCCGCCCTGTTTCTTGGCAGCCGGATGCTGGAGAGCCGTGGCAAGGCGCTCGCCACCGCCAACGAGACCATCAGCACCCTGCAGCAGACCAACGAGCAGCAGGCCAGCCAGCTGGTGACACTACAGCGCGATGCCGAAGGTATGCGCACGTTGCTGGGTACCCAGAACGCAGCCTTGGCCGATCTCGACCAACAGAACAGGGAGACAGCATATGAACTGGAACAAGCCTTGGCCACGCCGCCGACTGGCCGCCCGAACTGCGCTAGTGAGCCTCTGCCTGGCGCTGCTCTGCGCCTGCTCCAGCCAGCCCCAGACCGTGGTGAAAACGCAGGTCATCAAGCGCCTGCCACCGCCAGGGGTGATCCCCCACTGCCCGGAACCTGACTTTACGGGGAGAACCTACGGAGATGCCGTGCGGTTTATCCCCACCCTGCAGACGGCCATGCGCCGCTGCAAAACCCAACTCGACACCCTGAACCACTGGATTGAACAAGAGGAAAACAACTAATGGCAAACCCGATTATCACCCTTGAAGTAGCCGGTAAAGAGCTGAAATTCGCCCCCACCATGGTGGCCTACAACGGTTTTATCAACGACATGATGCCGAGCGACAAGGTGGCACCGGCCCACAACTACCTGAAAAAGATCGTCTGCCAGGAAAGCAAAGAGGTGCTCGATGAGCTGCTCAAGCGCCCGGGCGCGGCCTTGCAACTGGCTGGTGCCATTAACCAGCAGTTCGCCCCCGATCTGGAAATCACCGTAAAAAACTGACGGCGCGCGCCGAGGCCATAGAGCGCAACCAACTGGAGCAGGTGCTGGCGCTGCGGCGCCACTACCTGCCCCATGAAGATGACGATATCGACAGCCTGGCACGCGCCATCTGGTTAGACAAACACGCAATAGAGTCCAACGCCGCCGCCGTGGCCGAGGGCATCGCCAAAGCATTCAACGGATAACGACCTATGGCCTGGATGGAAAAACTGATGATGCAAGTGGCCTTGGTGGATCAGGTCACCAAGCCGCTGCAAGGCATCAACAGCCAGATCGATAAGGTCAGCAAGGCCGGTCGTCAGGGCTGGAGCAATATGGCGATGGGGGCCACCACGGTGGCCGCCGGTGGCATGGCGATCCAGTCTGCTCTTGGCCCAGCCATCGAGATGGACAGGGCGCTGGGTGAAGTGGCCTCGCTCGATGTGCAAAAGGATGTGCTCGGAGCGCTGGGCCGCGAAGCGCTGGCCCTATCGGTGAAGTACGGCGAATCGGCCACCGAGATTGTCCGTTCCTCCTACGATATCCAATCTGCGATAGCGGGGCTGGAGGGTAACGAGCTACCCGCCTTCACCCGCGCCTCCACCACGCTAGCCAAGGCGACCAAGGCCGACACCGCCACCATCACCAACTACATGGGCACCATGTACGGCATCTTCGAGCAGAAGGCCAAGATGATGGGTAAGGCCAACTGGGTGGAAGACTTGGCAGGCAAGACCGCCACCGCGGTGCAGATGTTCAAAACCACCGGCCAGGGCATGGCCGACGCGTTCGGGGCAATCGGCGCCAACGCCACCGCCGCCGGGGTCTCGATGGATGAACAGTTCGCCGTGCTCGGCATGCTGCAAGCCACAATGAGCGGCGGCGAGGCGGGCACCAAATTCAAAGCCTTCCTGGCTGGTGTGGGCAACGCCCAGAAGACCCTAGGCATGCAGTTCACCGATGCCGCGGGCAACATGCTGCCGGTGCTCACCGTGCTGGACCAGCTCAAGGGGCGCTATGGCGAAACCCTGAGCGTGGCCGAGGGGGACGAGCTCAAGAAGGCATTCGGCTCGGATGAGGCTGTTAGCATGGTCAAACTGTTGATGACCAACACCAAGGGGCTGGCCACCAACATCAACTCGCTGGCCAACACCCACGGCATGGGCAAGGCCGAACAGATGGCCGCCGCCATGACCGACCAGTGGCAGCGGGTCGAACAAGCCTGGTTTGCCATCCGCGCCGCCGCGTTCGGGGTAGTGCTGCCCGCCATCAATGCCGTGGTGGGCGCCTTTGCCGATGGTGCCAACGATGTGCTGCGATGGACGCACCTGTTCCCGAACCTGACCAAGGTGATCAGCTATGCCGCGCTGGCAATCGTGGGTTTGAGCATGGTCACCGGAACATGGATGCTGGTTGCCGGGATCGCCCGTCTGGCCACGCTGGGGCTGGGTATTGCCTGGTCAATCATCATTGCCCCGCTCAACCTGCTGAAAGCGGGCCTTGTATCGTTTCGCGCCATCATGCTGGCGGTCAACATCGCCATGTATGCCAACCCAATCGGCCTGATCGTGGCTGGCATCGTGCTGCTGATCGGTGCGGTGGCAGCGGTCATCTACTACTGGGACGACCTGAAAAAGACGTTCTCTGACTGGGGCGTGTTCCAGTTGCTCGGCAAGTCCATCGACTGGCTGATCGACAAGCTGAACATGATCCCGGGCGTCAACATCGAAGCGGGATCGATGCCTGATCTGAACATGCCGAACCCTGCCAACATCAACGCCCCACTCGCGCGCTATCGCGAAGGGGGCAACAGCATTCCATCTGGTGGGCTTGGCCAGCAGCTGATCCAGGCCAACGCCGCCGCGACTACCGCCAACCAGAAACCGGCCAAAGCACTGAGCATCGGGGAAGTTCATAACCACTTCCAGAACCCGATGACCCCTGAACAGATGGCAGAAAACGCCTGGCTGGAGACCCCGTGATGAGTGATGCCAAGTACATCGATATCTGGGTAGTAGACGGGGCGTGGCAGCTGGATGCCGGTGGTCAACCCCGTTACACCCAAGACCGCCACAGCATCGGTCAGGACATCAAGCACCGCATCATGGAATCAGGGCTGGCCCGCAAGCTCATCGGCGAGCGCAGCCCAACCCTGCGCGCCGATGTGATGACCGAAATCGAGCTGCTGGTCGAGAACGACGAACGTCTGATCCCAGGCACCATCGTGATCAGCGAAGAAGCCCCCGAGCGGGTGTTGGTCACCGCCCGCACCTATGAATTTGGCGATCTGGAGGTAACCCTGTGAACCTGCGCCCAACCGTGGATTTTATGGCACTGCTGGCTGATACAGGCGTGCCGACTACCGAAGAGGCCATGGAGGCCGAGCTAAAGAAGGAGGTGGAGGCCGCCGGATCCCTTATCACCAATGACAGCGATGTAAGCCCGTTCTGGCGGCTGGTGCGCTCTGTGGTGATTACTCCGGCACTCTGGCTTATCCGCACCCTGCTGGCGGGCCATGTGTTGCCAAACACCTTTGCTGCCACCGCCACCGATACCTATCTCGACCTCAAGGCGTGGGATGTGGATCTCATTCGCAAGGGCGCCCAGAAGACCCGAGGGGTGATCAACTTCGTCAAGGCCAACCCGAGCGAAGCCGCCACCATCCCGGCCGAAATCTGGATCGGCACCGAGCGCATCAACGGCACTATCTACCGGGTCAAGCCGCTGCAAGCGGTGGTGAGTCCTGCCGGTGAAGCGGTGGCCCGTGTGGTGTGCGAGGCCGAGTTCGCAGGCGCGGCATGGAATCTGGCGCCGGGCTATTACAACCTGCTGAGCGAACCGGTCACCGGTATTTTGTCGGCCCGCAACGATGACAAAGAGTGGATCACTACTCAGGGCGCCGATGCAGAGAGCAATGACGCGCTGGGCTTGCGCATTCAGAACCAGTTCTCGGCAGTGGGTCGCTACCACATCGACGCTATTTATCGCTCGATGCTGGCCAGCGTGGCGGGCATTCGTGCCGATCACATCTTCTTCGAGCATGAGGCACCGCGCGGCCCAGGCACCGCCAACGCTTACATCCTGCTGGAGGTGGGCGCCACCCCAGCCAGCCTGATTGACCAGCTCAACGACTACGTGGGTCGCCAGGGCAACCACGGCCACGGCGATGACCTATTCGTGATGGCGATGCCGGAGACCCAGCACAGCCTCTCGCTTGAGCTGTGGCCGATGGCAAACCTCACTGACGACCAGAAAGCCGATCTCAAGCGGGGCACTGAGTCACTGGTCAAAGCGGCGTTTCGCCAGTCGGCCGATTTCGCGGCCGTGACCAGAACGTGGCCACAGGCCAGATTCTCCCTCTCGCAACTTGGCAAAGAGCTGCATAGCCAGTTCCCGCAGCTGCTGAGCCTCAAGTTTGGGCAGGAGGATATCGTCTCGGGGATTTCAATCCCGCGCCTGACCGCGCTGGAGGTCACCCTGCATGACTAATTCACCCCGCATCGATCACAACGCCAGCGCCCCAGCCCTGCCACAGGCTGCTGCCCCGTGGTGGGAAGATGGCCAAACCATCACCGATGGCGTGAAGGAGCCGGCCTTTTTGGCGCGCGGCATCATGGCGCTCTGGCAGTCAATCCGGCGCTGGTTGCTGGCACCGCTGGCAGAGCAAGACCCGCTGACCTGCTCTATCTCACTGCTAAACCTGCTGGCATGGGAGCGAGACATTGCCCGCTTTGAATCTGAGCCACTGGAGCTGTTTCGCAAGCGGGTCAAGTTCGCCTTTGTGAATGCCCGTGACTCGGGAGAGGTAGCAGGATTCAAGCGCATATTCGAGCGCCTTGGCATCGGCTGGTGCGACATCCACGAACGGCAAGCCGATGCCCCCTGGGACGTCATCACCATCGAGGTGACCGATAGCAGCATCGCCAACAACCAGAAGCTGATGGAGACGCTGATCCAGCACTATGGCCGCACCTGCCGCCGCTATCGCTTTCAGGTGGTTTACCCGGTCGCCGGTTATATCGGCTATGGCCAGTTTGATATGAGTCAGGAGGTATTTGCCGCCAGCCTCACCCCGCACAAAGCCAGATATCGGCTGGCACCTGGACACATCCAGATGATCCAGCACGTCTATGGCGCAACGCTGAAAACCAAGGAGACCCGATGAGCCAAGTCATCACCAACGCATTCGAGACCTATTGGCAAGGCTGCCTCACTGACCAGGTGCCAGTGGTGCTCGATGAGGTCGTGCTGGCGGATATCCCCAATCTGGATATCACCGCCCCCATCGACCCGAATACAGGCCTGCCGCCGCAGGCGCAGATTGTCCATCGCCATCCGGTGGATCAGCGCGGCCGCATCAACAACAACGCTGTGGCTTACTCCATCGTGATGGATACCACCGTGGGCAACTTCTCATTCAATGCCATGTACCTCGTCAACAAGGCCAGCGGCATGGTCGGGATGATTGTTTACAAGGGGCGAGAAACCAAAACCAAAACTGACCAGGCGACAGGTACCACCGGCAACAGCCTGGTGAAATCCATGTTGATGGAGTACGACCAGGCGGCCACCGCCACCGTGACCACCGTCGAGGCGGGCACTTGGCAGATTGACTACTCCGCTCGCCTGCTCGGAATGGACGAACAGCTGCGCCTGCAAGCGATCGCCATCTTCGGGTCATCGGCCTTCTTTTGCGACGGCTTCAAGCTGATCAACAAGGCGGGCAGCTACAAGGTGCAGCCGGGGGTGGCCATGGTCGGCGGCCTGCGTATTCAGCTGGATGTTGAACAGGCCGTTACGGTTGGAGCCAAGCCGGTCGGGGTGTGGGTTGATGTGCATCACGCAGGAACTATCCTGAGCCGCTGGGATAACCACTTCGAGTTCAAAACCAGTACCACAGAGCTGACTGATTACACCGACAGCAACGGCTATCGCCACTATGTGGCCAAGCTGGGGGTTATCGAGGCCAACGCAACCGTCACGGACAAGCGTATCGTCAATGAATCTTCCAACCTTTGGGACGCGCTGCAGAACCATGCCAAAGGACGAGATCACCCATATGCAACCACCACCGAAAAAGGGATGGTGCGCTTAGCTCCAAGTGAGGAAGCTATAGCTGGGGAAAATGACACATTAGCCATGACCCCGAAAGGGGTGGCGATGGCAATCAGTGCTCACCATCTGAAGTCTGGGTCACCACTGCCACAAAAGGATATCGGGCCTATCTGGCATGCTGACTATGGTGGATGGATGGTTTGGCAGGAGTTCACTGATAACGGCGCGGACTATCGTGGATATGCATCGCAGTTAATTGGATCTCTTCTGCTGGATACTCAAACGACCCCTCGCTCAGGGTATATCAAGTCTGGGGTACAGAACCTCAGCCGAGTCATATACGCAGCCCTGCGGGCTTGGGCTCTACACAATGGCAGGATGGTAGCACCAGGGGTATGGCAAGCGGGCAGCCTACAGTGCGCTGACAATGCGGATGGGATCACCTTCCGGGTGTTCGATGTTCGCGGTGAATTTATGCGTGCGTTGGACGATGGACGCGGTATCGATTCTGGGCGGGTTATGGGCTCATGGCAGCCAGCTACATCAGTTGAGGCTATGAGCGTCGTGGGACGCGCAGGTCCATCCTATAGCTTGGTCGCGCGCCCCGCGTCGACGATCCCACTAAACGGGTCATTACAGCAAGGCACTATCGACGCGGATGCTTTAGAGCAAACGACATCGGGCCCTTATCCATCCGTTGCATTGACGGCCACCGGTTTTGTATCACACATCAGCTATCGGGTCCGCTCACGTAATACCGCCGTCCTCGCCACTATCAAATTCTAGGAGCTGAAATGAGCACTATCTATCACTACGAGGCAACCACAGGTTGCTTAATTGGTGAGGGGGTTGCAGACATTAACCCACTTGACCCTGAGTCACCCCTGCTTCCTGCTTATGCCACCAAGTCACAGCCCCCGCTAACCGGGAAGTTTGAGTGCGCCCGCTACCTTGCGCCATCTGGCCATGTTCCTGCGCACCATGCCGATGGTGAGTGGGCTGTTCAACCTGACTGGCGTGATGTACCTCTCTGGAACACTGAAGATGGCAGCGAAATGGCAATCTGCGAGCCAAACATCACCCCGGACGAAAAAGGGGCCACTACCGTTCCGTATCCGGGCCAGGGCTATGTGTGGCGTGATGAGCAGTGGCAGGAAGACCAAGCGCTAAAATATCAGTTCGCAGAACAGGCAGCAGAACGTGAACTGGCTAGCCGTATGGCTGTGGCCAATGCAGAGATTAATCGCATCAAACCGGCAGTTGATGGCGGCTACGCCAAGCCGGAAGACGTTGAGCTGCTACCAAAGTGGCAGCGTTATCTCTACGAACTGCCTGATGTACGAGAGCAGGCAGGGTGGCCATTCTCTGTTGCATGGACGGAGATACCGCAGTGAGTTGGACGCAAGGGGCACTGCACTGGCCAACCAGCACAGAGGCGATACACACCGGCGCCAGCGGGGTGCTTGGCCAACTGCCAGACAGCCAAGCCGGTGCGGTGGCCCGCTTGCAGGCACTGGCCCCAAGGGCGCCATACCGCCCCACGCCAATCAGCCAAGCCGCTGCTGCGCTGGCAGGGCTGCGGGCAGAGCTCGACCGGATGCTGGTCACCGGCCGCTGCCTGACCATAACCCCCTATCAGCATGGGGTGGGCCAGCACCAGGGCAACCAGTACAGCCTCGCAGCCCCCAACGCGGTGGCCACCCTTACCGCCAAGTTGCAGGATGGGGCCGATCCCTTGCTGCCGACCGGCCAGCTGCATGCCATCGCCTGGCTGGTCACCGGCAACAGCGAAACCGCGCTGGCCAATGCGTTGGCGCCGCTTTGTGCCATCCTGCCGCTGCCAGAGTGGTGCGCAACCCTGCGCCGCCTCACGGCCAGCAACGATGCCATGAGCAAACCCACCGCTGCCAAGGTGCCACGCTGGAAAGCAGATGAGCCACTGGCATGGGCGCCCCTGCGCCCAGCTCGTTCACTGCTCGGTGCCGAGATCGCCCAGCTGGAGAGCCAGGCACAGGGGGCCACCACCCCTATCACCAAGCTGGCCGCTTTGGCAGAACGCCGCGCGGCCAAACTGGCCGAGCTCGAACAGGCGCTGGGCAAGCTGGCGGCCATCAGTGGTCAACTGTGGCACTGGCAGGGGCAAGGTGATGCAGCAAGCCTGGCCACCCAACTGGGCCAGAGCAGCCCGCCAAACCACAGCCATAGCATGACGGTCGGCGCGCTGCTGCTCTCCACCTCCCCGCTCACCTTCTGGCAGGAGTTAACCCGATGAGCAACACCGCCATGCTCACCCTGGACGGTGAACCCATTGTGATGAAGTCGATGCGGATCTCTGTATCGATGCAGTTTCAGGACAAGGACAGCAGCGGCCAAACCAGCTCGACCAGCAGCTCGGAGCAGGGGGAAAAGGCCAAAGAGCTCGATGTCTCTGGCCTTGTCCCTTTCAATGACGAGCAGACCCTGAGCCGCCTGTTTGAGCTGGCAGATGCCAAGGGGGATGGCGGCAAGCGCCATGTCTACCGTGTCGGGTCGCTGTTGGCCAAGTCGGTGAAGGTGCGCCAGGCCAAGTTCGCCGGGCGCATCACCGCCAGCGAACAGGAGGGGCTGCTGGCGTGGCAAGTGCAGTTCACCCTGCGCGAACACAACTCGGTACCAGAGAAGCGAGAACAGCGGATGCCAAAGGCCCCAGCCACTGTGGGCCAGGGTAATGCCAACGCCAAAGCAGCCAAGCCAGCCGAGGGCAGTAACGGGAAGCCAGCTACCGAACAAGAACAGCTGAGTTCATGGGAGCAGGCCATCAAGGGGCTCGATAACCAACTGGGAGACCTGATGGCGTGAAACTCTCGACAAAACTGACCTTAAGCGGTAAACCGGCCAACCTCATCGACCACGATATCGTGCTGGATATTTCCGCTGGAGGTCGTGCCGCCCTCACCATCGAGGGGCGCGCGGAGAAGGGACAAACCCTGACCGTGGATCTGGGCTACAACGGGGAGCTGCGGCGCTGGTTTACCGGCTATGCCTATGATGTGCAGCCTGCCGCCAATGGCGCCAGCAAGCTGCTATGCCGCGAGCTGGCCGGAATTCTGGGGAGCGCCTTCCCTGTCAGCATGCAGCACCCGACCTTGCGCAGCCTGCTGGCCTGGCTGAGCGACAAGACCAAACTCACATTTCTGTTGCCTGACGGGGCCGACTATACCGACAAGCCGATCCCCAACTTCACCAGCGCCGGTACCGGCTATCAGCTGCTAAACAATGCGGGCCGCGCCTTTGCGGTGCCGGACTTCATCTGGCATCAGCAGCCGGATGGCGCCATCTTCGTGGGCAGTCATGCCCATAGCCGTTGGGCCGATCGGCCCGTGGAGCTGGATCCGGCTTTCTCCAGCCGCCAGGCGGGCAACACCATCACTCTCGCCCCGATCCCAACCATGCGCCCGGGCGCTATCGTCAACGGCAAGCGGGTGGAGCGGGTACGCCTCAAGGGTGACGAGATGACCCTCACCACGGCGACACCCGGTAAACCGGTGAAGTCGCCGGAACGGCGCAAGATTGAGGGGGAGTTCCCCGAGCTAGCCGACAAGATGCATCTGCCAAAATTCGGGCGGGTCGAGGCCATCAGCGACAGCGCTGCCGCTGGCCAGCTCAATGATCCGTTTCGCCCGCGCTATGCGGTGGATGTGCAACTGCTGGGTGAAGATGGCCAACCTGACAAGGCCTCCCCGCTCTATCGCGCCGTGCCGCTGCCGGTGATGTTTGGCGGGCACGAGCAGGGGCTGCTGCAATTCCCCATCGAGGGAACCATCGTCGAGCTGGGGTTCGCCTTCGGTCGCGCTGACCGGCCATTCATTCGCACCGTGCTGGGCTCGGGCTGGCCGCTGCCGGATATCTCCCCAGGCGAACAGTTGCAGCAGCAACGGGCCGAGGTGTTCAGCCGCACCGATACCGTGGGAAACCAGAGTCGCCATACCGATCGCCGCCAACATGACAAGGCGATGCAAATGCACCGCGAGGCTGACGACTACCAGGGCGAGTTTGGCCAGCACCAGTTGGCCACCCAACAGCACAGCGTGGAGCAAATCGGGGCAATGAAGCGCATCGAGGCGCTCGGGGCCATCGAACTGCTGGCCGGTGATGACATGGTGCAGGGGTGCCTCGGCAACATGAGCCACACCGCCGCCGGTGATCTGGTGGAGGTGATCGGACAGCTGCGGCGCAGTGTGGCCGGTGAGCTCCAGCACTTCGAGGCGCCCAGTTCGTGGATGGGTAGCGAGGGGGTGAACATCTTCGGTCTGCTACTACAGCTGATGAACCTGGTGGAGCAGCTGGCCGCCACTGCCGCCAGTCACAACCACGGTGGGCCAGCCCCCACCAATGCCGAGACGTTCAATGGCCACAGCAAGCAGGCAGGAGTGCTGGCCGCCACCCTCTCACCCATCATCGAATAA